TATACATCACCCTAAGCCGAAAGAATGCTAAACGTTTGGTGTGGCCTGAGTTTAAGCGTATCAACTCTTTATTCAACTTGCAAGGGGAGCCCAACGAAAGTGACCTGTCTATTCGTTTTCCAAATGGAAGCATGGTGTACCTGCTTGGCGCTAGCGATCGTGCTAGTATTGAAGACTTTAGAGGTCTTGCCATTAAGAAGGTTTACCTGGACGAAAGCCAGAGCTTCCCGGCTTATATCGAACAGCTTATTGATGATGTGTTGGGCCCAGCTCTTATGGACTTTGCTGGTCAGCTTATACTTATCGGGACGCCTGGACCAATCCCATCTGGCTATTTTTATGAGCTTACTAAGAATAAGAACTGGTCTCATCATACATGGTCTTTCTTTGATAATCCAAAGCTTCCTTTTCTATTGAAGGGGTTGACCCACCAGGATATGCTTGACAGAGAGCTGACTCGCCGGGGGGTGGATAGAAATGACCCCTCCATCTTGCGCGAATGGTTCGGTCAATGGGTTGTTGATGAGAATAGTCTGGTCTATAGATACAACAAGGAGATTAACGATTATGCCAGCTTACCAACCGAAGGAAATTGGACATACATATTGGGCGTGGATCTCGGATTCAACGACGCCGACGCCCTCGCCGTCCTCTGCTATTCTGACAGGACACCTCAGACTTACCTGGTTGAGGAGGTTGTCGAGCGCCGCCAAGACATCTCCACCCTTTGCAAACAAATCGATAGACTTAAAGGGCTCTATCCCATCAGTAAGATTGTGGTCGATACGGGGGGTCTCGGTAAAAAAATAGCTGAGGAGATTGGGAAGAGATACACAATCCCAATGCAAGCTGCTGAGAAGAATAGAAAAGTAGAATATATTGAGTTAATGAATGATGCCCTACGAACTGGGAGATTATTAGTTAAAGCTAATAGCCTATTCGCCCACGATGCCCAGAAGGTTGAATGGGACCATGATCACAGCACCCCTGATAAAAGAGTTATAAGTAAGCGCTTCCATTCAGATATATGTGAAGCTGTTCTCTACGCTTGGAGGGAGAGCTATAGTTATAGCTACCAGCCAGAGGCCCAGCGCCCCATCTATGGCTCTAAGCTCTGGGGGGATGCTGAGACAGACAAGATGTATAATGCCACATTGGCCCGGCTTCAAGAAGCTAAAGAAGAGAACGGGGATGATGAGGATGAGTTTGTGGCAATAGATATTGATAACCTGCAAGATTTAGATAGACCGCCTTTACGCTATCAAGCTAGATTTAATAATAAAAAGATGCCCCCTAAATAATAATTGACAATTATATAAAATAAGTATTGCTTTATTAAATGGAAGGGTGTAGAGTATTGACTTAGTGTGATAGCCTGGACATTACGGCGCGGGACAAGTATACCTCTACAAACCGGTTCAGGGTAGGAGCATTTTAGACTAGTAAGACTACGTAATGATAAACCAACATTCGTAGCAGGTACAGCTCCTTACAACACTATACCCCCTGCGACTATCTGTCGTAGCAGCTAAAGCTTCCCACACATTTCTATCTTTGTAAGGGATAAGCTCACATTTGACAACATTGGGTAGAGTTAATCTACAGTATTCCCTTTAAAGGGCCCTAAAAGCCCCTACATTGAATTATTAAGGTATAACCCATGCCCTTAGTCAAATCCGGCTCTGACAAGGCCTTTAAGAAGAACCTAAAGACTGAAATGAAAAACGGTAAGCCCCAAAAACAAGCTCTAGCAATTGCCTACGGTATGAAACGTAAGAACATGTCCAAGGGCGGAATGTGCCCTGATTGTACGGATATTGGGGGCAAATGTGTAGCTCACGGTGGGCAGACCCAAGCTGAGGATAACTCCGACTTTGCTATGTATGCAGAAGGCGGGATGGTTGATGATATGGCTCCCCTAAAGCAGAAGTCAGCCCGTCCTGGTGACTCGGAGGATGAATACCCGGGAAAACAGGACCATATGTATATGCCTCAAGAAGATGGGAATGTACAAGAAGATTATTCTGATTCTGAGAAAGACCTCCCTAAGGTATCTGAAAGCCTATCCCTAGCCGCCGAGATCATGAAAGACCGGAAGCTTAGAAAGTTTGCAAAGGGTGGTTCTGTCCCAGTAAAGCCTGACTATAAGTCTATTGGAGTTGGCACGTTACATGGTCCCACGGATGAAACCGATGAAATGTATGAAACCAATGACTCTGACGAAAAGCCTGTTCCCATGGAAGATGGCAGAGATTCAAGAGGCCTTGATCTAGAGTATGCCCACACCATGACTGATGATGAGCATGACACCAGTGATGCTAGCTTAGTTGCTCAGATTCTAAAGGATCGTAAGAACCGCCGCAGAGGTTAAAGTGGGATTATTTTTTGGAAGGTGCCGATGTGAGGATAGTAATGCTTCTATCCCCTTTCCTAAGTTAACCAGGCAACAAGTTTTATCTCTGTCAATTGAGGAACGTATTGTTATTGTCCTTAACTGGCTTGGTAGACGTGGCCATACTCCCACTTCTCTCAAAATAAACCCCTTAAAGTTACAACTACTTAGATCCAATTTAGGTGGTCGTTTCTCTGGTTATATCTGTAGCTATTATGGGAATACTAGAATTGATGGTATATAATGCAATTACCAGACATTAAAGCCCTTAAGGAGCTCCTAAAGCTTCTACGTAGCCAAGGTGTCCTGCAGTACAATTCAACTGACCTACAGTTAATATTATCCGAAAACGCACCCATAAATACCCGTAAAGCTCAATCAGAGCTCGTAGCCCCTGAAGAGGACCCAGGCCTCCCAGATGATATGCCTACAATGGAAGAAGTTGAGGCTTATATTAATGGAACTGGTCCCGGCCCCACTGATGTCTAAACTTTATGAGCTTTAAAACTACCCCCAAAGAAAAACCTACCCGGGTAACTCAAGTCTTTAAGACTCAGAACTCCTCCCTTAACCAAGCCAACCAAGGCTACAGATGGTGGGAAGAGAAAAATGAAGCTATAAGAGCCTCTCAGTTATGCGCTACGTTTGCTTACCTAAAGCAAGGACAGTCTGCCCGGTTACGACAAGCAGCAGTTTGTGCCAGACTTTATAGTGGTCAAGCTTTATTTAGCTTTGTAGGGGCAAACATGTCCCTAATGGACCAGTATTCCCCCCTCGCCCCTAATAGACCAGTCTACAATGCCATTAAGTCCATAACAGACACTCTAGTATCCCGCCTTACCCAGAACAGACCCGCCCCTGTCTTCCTCACAGACAATGGAGATTACAAGCAACGTAACCTAGCTAAGAAGCTCAATAGCTTTATCTTAGGTGAATTCTTTCGTACCAACCTTTATGCAGTGTCTGAGTACGTGCTCACTGATGCACTGGGCTGGGCTGGAACCGGTTGCCTTAAAGTTTTTAAAAAGGACAATAAGGTTGCTATTGAACGTAAACTGATAACCAATATCTTTGTTGACCTACAAGAATCCGCCTTTGGGGACCCAAGACGAATGTATGAGGTTGCCCTGTACGACAGAGAAGTTCTAGAGACTTTGTTTCCCAAAGCAAAAAAGTTTATTCAGACAGCAGAAAAGGCCACAGTTGATAAATCATCTGTTTCATCTAAGACGGTATCGGACCTGGTTATGGTAGTTGAGGGTTGGTCTCTTCCTTCAGGTCCTGACGCCAATGATGGCCTTCACACTATTGCTTGTTCTAGTGGTGAGTTATTTAGCGAGCCTTGGGAAAAAGATCACTTTCCTTTTGTTTTTATGCACCATCACAAGCGTGCTCTCGGCTTTTGGTCGATGAGCATTGCAGAAGCTCAAATGGGGAGTCAGTTAGAATTGAACGGACTTCTAGACACAATATCAAAGTCAATCAAGTTAACTGGCGTTCCCCGAGTTTTCTATGAGATGGGATCTAAGGTAAACAAAGCATCCTTCAGTAATAAAATTGGTATTCTTATTCCCTACCAAGGAACAAAGCCAACCGTAGAAGTATCTAACTGTGTCCCAGCCGAGATGTATGCTGAGCGGGATAGCATTATTGCCAGGATGTATAAGGCCGAAGGTGCCTCTGAATTGTCTGCTACATCTGAGAAGCCGGAAGGATTAGATTCTGGAGAAGCACAGCGCGTCTATCAGGACATCAATTCGGAGCGGTTTGCAGCCCTTGAGAAGAGATGGTCTAATTATTACGTAGACTGCGCCTACCTCTTTATGGAGACGGTAGAAGAAGTTATTCAGGAAATTGGCTCTTACGAGACCGTGTTTGTGGACAGGAAAAAGGGTAGACGGGATATTACACTCAATAATCTTAAAGCCCTTGATGATACTTATGTAATCCAAGCCTATGTTGAATCCTCTCTTCCTAAGGACCCAGCAGGCCGTCTTCAGAAGATTACTGAGATGATTCAATCTGGTATGATTGATATACAAGAAGGTCGCAGGCTCTTAGACTTCCCAGACTTGGGCCAGATAGAGACATTAGCTAATGCAGCTGAAGAACGAATCTATATGTACCTTGATGACATTGTAGAAAAGGGCAAGTATGAGCCCCCAGACCAGTTTATGCCTATAATGCCAATTAATGGGCAAGCTTCAAAAGCTGAGACCATTGTGGTGCAGTATATTAATCTTTATTCCCAATGCAAACTTGAAGATAACAAGATGCAGATGCTTAGAGATTGGTTTACAGAGATTCAATCCCTGAAACAACAGGCAATGCCCCCACAACCCGCCCAACCAGTGCCTCAAGCAGCCCCAATGCCCCAGCAACAATCCCCTCTAGTTCCTAATGGACCCTCACAACAGTAAATGTCACAAAATCTGTGCATTATTTGTGAAAATCCGTGTGGCCTAGAGGATTATTGCGATTCTCATGCCCCTAACTCCACACTTTTTAATAGAATCTTAAGATTTCCCCTCAAATGCTCTGTTTGTCCTCCAAACAGAGGTGAGAACGCTAAAAGGCGAGGTTTTCATGGTAAAACCAAGCCCAAATATAAAACCCGTAAAAGAGAACATAGATACTTTGTAGATATCTTACTTTCTTACATGTCCAAATACCCCTAAAGCGCAGCAACGCATAACTCAGGTCCAGCAATGACCAAAAAGGATAAAACATGCCCTTAATCACGACTCCTAAAGCAGGTTCCTCTACTTCTAACACCCCCTCAAGGGTAATTAATAGGCCAGAAGTGTCTGTTTCTCGCCCTAACCCCTCTACAGCACGTGCCAAGGCCCTAAAAGATCGATTGGCAGGCAAACCTCCCACCCAACCGGTAGCCCCAAGGCCAGCAGGCTCTTCGGCTAGACGAGAAGAGATGGGAAATCTTAATAAATATGCACCAGTTGCTCCTCAACCCAAGCCCCAAATTACTCCACGAACCTCAGCCCGAGTAGCCCCCACTGATTTAAACAGCATTGAAGCCCCTCCCTCAGGTTTAGCCCCTGGATCAGTCCCACCCACACAATCCTATCTTAATACAGAGGCACCTGAGCCTACCGTTGAAGCAAATAACGAGTCTCTCAGCCCTCAATTTGTCGCCTTAGCCCGAAAAGAGCGACAACTTAGGAAAGCCCAGCAAGAACTAAGAGCGCAACAGGATGCTTGGAAGCAAGAACAAGCTAGTTACATCCCGAAGCAACAGCTTACGACTGAAACGCTAAAGGTTCTTTCTGAAGCAGGCATTACTCCTGACAAACTGGTTGAACTACAGATTAACCAGGCTACCGCTAACGACCCCCAACAACTCCTCCTAAATAGAATTGCAGAATTAGAGAATCGGCTGAAGGGTATTGATGACCCTGAAACCGGTGCGTTGGCTCAACGTGATAAACAAGCCTATGATTCAGCGGTATCGCAGATTAGAAGTGATGCAAAGCTTTTGGTCGAATCCAACCCTGAATACGGGACTATTGCATCTGAAGGTAAAGTTGAAGATGTAGTAGAGCTTATTACTGCAGTATTTGATGAGGAAGGCATTGTCCTTGATGTAGAAGAGGCAGCCGGACTTGTTGAGAATAAACTCATTGATCGTTTGTACTCACAATATGAGCGAATCAGTAAATACGACAAGATTAAGTCTCGTTTAGGGAAGACATCAGAGATGTCAGAAGCGAATACCGAGCAGCAAGATCAACCCCGCATTAATACTTTAACAAACTCTGGGTCAGTCCAGAGACAACTAACTCCTAGAGAGAGAGCCATTGCAAAGGTGCAACAGGCTATTGACTCTAGAAACAGGAAATAGTAAGATAATGGCAACTTTTGCAACAAGTACATCGTCAATTTCAGTTCTTAAGGAATTGTATATTGATGACCAGTCCTTTATGAAGGACTTAGTGTACGCCAAAAATCCTTCGATGTCACTCATCCCCAAGGATGAATCGGTTGATGGTCTCTCTGGTAAGTACATTCCGTGTCCTATTCAGTTCGGCGATCCCCAGGGTCGTTCGCACACGTTTCTGAATGCCCAAGGCAATCAGACACCAAACCAATACGATTCGTTTTTCGTTTACATCATCCAAGATTATCAACTCGTAACGATCACGAACTTGCTTATTGAACAGACTCGCTCGAATGCTGGAAGCTTTGTTGATGAAATGAAGCGTGAGATGGACGGCGGAATTAAGAACCTGTCCAACAACATGGCGTTTGAACAGTTTGGTTCGGGAACTGCCACTCGCGGCTTTATCGGAGCTGGTGGCGTTACCTTGAATTCTGGTACTACCTATCAGTTCACGTTAAGCAATCCTCAGCAGGTTGTTAACTTTGAAGTTGGTATGACCATCCAAGCTTCCGCTACGGATGGTGGAGCAGTAGTTCCCACGGGAACCCCCGCTACTCCTGACCTCGGAACCATCACTGGTGTCCAGAGAGATACCGGAACGGTCCTTTTCACTGTAGCACAGGGTGCCCCTCAAACAGATTGGCTTGCTACTTACGCAGTCACTGTACAGGGTGACATTCCTCCTGCAGGTGGATCGGGTTTTGGTCCTATTGGACAGACCGGCTCTTACTTGGCAGCTTCCGGCTTCGGAGCTTGGATTCCTTTAACGGACCCCAACATCGCTACCGATAGCTACTGGGGAGTTAACCGTGGAACAGATCCTACCCGTTTGGGCGGACTCCGTTTCAATGCAGCCTCTTATACAATTGAAGAAGGTGTTGTTAATGCTCTTGGATTCGCTAACCGTGAAGGCGCGGACCCAGACGTAATGGTTCTTAACTTCAACAGTTACACGGCCCTTGAAAATGCTCTCGGAGCAAAGGTCCAATATGTTGATATTAAGCATCAAGAAGCTGATGTTGCGTTTGAAGGAATTCGTTTCCACAGCGCATATGGCTACTTGACTGTGTATGCGGATCGCAACCAGTTGCCTCAGCAAGCTCTCTGCTTGACGATGGACACTTGGAAGCTTCGGTCGCTAGATAAAGCCCCACACATCTTGACCTATGGTCTTGAAGGACTTGAAGGTCTCCGTGTTGGTAATAGCGATGCGTTGGAAGTCCGAATTGGAACATACTACAACTATACGTGTAATGCGCCTGGTCTGAACCTCCGTGTTAACTTAAGCGCATAAGCTTAAGATATATTTAATAGAATTGACCCCTGGGGCCGTTGGTTCCAGGGGTTTTCTATTATCTAGTCCCACACAATCCTATCTTTGTATAGGCCCTTGGGTGTAACTCCTTAGAGTTAGCCTAGAGGTCTTCTCGCCAGGTTTGCCTGTATAGCCTGTTGCTGGGGAACAAAAAACAGGCATAATCTAAGGAACCCTCTAATGGCCAACCCCTTCGCTCCCATCTTTAATTATCCCAATAATAAGCTTTATCAATATGAAGCCTACCCAGTTCTCTTGAGCTGTAACTTTATTGTTGACTCAACCAATGGAAATGGTTTTGGTATTCGTTCCCTTAAGGGTGCAGGTATCGCTACTGTTTTCATGCATACATCGGCAACCCCAGGTACAACCCCGTACGGCACTGTCAATCCTAACCCCGCAACGGGAGTTATCCTCCTAACCCTCCAGAATAACTTTAATCGTTATTTAGGTGGATTCAGCGGTCAAGTCTCTCCAGTAAGTGGAACCCCCCTCACCTCAGTAACCCAGCACACAGCCTACGTCATCACAAGCTTAGGTACCACGACAGCCGCTCAATTTCAAGCAAAAGGCTTCCCATCTAATTTTGTCCCTTCGGTTGGGGCAGCTTTTGTCGCTACAGCTACTGGTTCATTGGGTGGTACGGGTACAGTTGAAGCTACAAGCAGTTCTGGTATTGACCACATCGAAGTGATTGGTGATCCCAATGCTACGAGCCAAAGCTCTAATATGTATGCTCAAGGCGGAATGCAAATTGTTATGCAAGCCCTCCTAAATGGAACGCCCACGGCACCTGCAGATGGTACAACTGTCTCTTTAAGTTTCTACCTAAGCAACAGTTCTGTTGCTGTTTCTGGTCAGTAAGACTAGCCTTCCGTGCCATGGTCCAGTCCTGGCACAAACTGGGGCGGTTGGCTTAAAACGCTAACCGCCCTTTCTTTAGGAGCTTTATGGCTACCCCCGCAGTCCCTGGGAACTTTTATGTGCAGATGGGTAATGCACAGATTCTCTTAACCTGGAACCTGGTTCCCGGTGCTACTTCTTATTCTGTTCAGCGCTCCACTGATGGGGTCAACTTCACTACTTTAGCAACTCCCACTACCAATAAATACTTAGACACATCAGTATTAACAGGTGTCCAATATTTTTATCAAGTAGCCTCCAGCTCAGATGGGATCACCTTTTCAAACTATCAAACCGTCCAAGCTAATGGCCTACCGGCCATGGAAATACCCACCGTCTCTGGCCAAATGTCTCTGTACTCCCTGCGACTATCAGCCCAACAGATGTGTGACAGGGTTAACAGTAATTTCGTTTCCATGCCCGAATGGAATACCTTTATTAACCTAGCAGCTGATGAATTATATGACTTAGTCACTACAGTATATGAAGACTATCAAATGGCTCAGCCAGTGTATTTTACTACTGGTGGGGGGCCGGTACAAACTTCAGTGGCGATGGGGGTTACCTATACAATCTCCTCCCTTGGAACCACTACTAATGCCCAGTGGAACTCCCTAGGCTTTCCTGGAACAGCTTTTGTAGGAGCTCAGTTTGTAGCCACCCAGACAACTAACTTGCCGGGCACAGGAACAGTAGCCATTTCCGGTACCTCATCTGTTTACCCAATGCCCGATGGTGTTAGTCCCTTTCAAGATGCTGCAGGGAATACAGTAATTCCAGCCCCAATTTATAAGCTTTCAGGAATTGACCTTGGCCTCAATAATGCCCCAAACGGATTTGTTACGGTTAGCAAGTACAACTTCATTGATAGAAACCGGTACGTGTTCCCGAATACAGCTTCTACAATCTATGGAGTGTTTGGTCTGCAATACCGATTTCTGGGTAACACGATTCGCTTCATACCGCAGCCTTCTAGTTCCCAACCTATTGGCATCTGGTACATCCCGAGGCGTGTGCAACTCCTGCAAGACACAGATATTAGCGAAGGCTACAACGGCTGGATTAGATACGTCATTGTCAGAGCGGCTAAATACGCTCTTGATAAAGAAGAATCAGACACAACTAAGCTAGACAGTGAATTATTATTTTTAAAGACACGTATTGAGGGAGCTGCTCCCAATCGTGATGAAGGTCAGGCCGACACGATCTCCGACGCCAGGAGTGCTCAAGGGTATGGCCCAGACGGTTCATCAGGCGGCGGTTGGGGCGGCACTCAAGGGTATGGCTGGTAATGGCACTTCCTTTACAGCTTCCATGGGACCAAGCTCAGACTAAGTGGAAGAGCCAGATCGATCCAGTCTTAGTAAACCCTCTTTTACAAGGGCAGCTGCTTAGTCAAGTTTCCTTAATTAACGGCACCACCGTTGTTAACCATAAGCTGGGCCGCAATCTTGTCGGATGGTTCGTAGTGGGCATTAATGCAGCTGCTACAATTTATGATTCACAAACCATGAATCAAACCCCACAAACCACGCTGGTATTAGTCTCTAACGCTGCCTGTACTGTAAACCTTTGGGTCTTTTAATATGGCTATTCCTTTTGTAACTCCAAATATGTCTCTTACTGAGCCAACTGTTGGGGGCACTCTAAGCCCCTCATGGGCTCTCATTCTAAATGCCAATTTTACAACTCTTGACCAACACAATCACGCCCCAGGTAGCGGGGTTCCCATTACCCCAGCCGGGCTTAACATTAGCTCTGACTTATCGTTTTTACAAAACAACGCTACCAACCTACGTACCGCTAGATTCAGTCCAATCTCTTTAGGCAGCCTAACAGGGGCCGACACAGACTGCATTCTTGTTAGCGGGGTTGATTTCTATGTGGTTGATGGGAATGGTAATCAAATTAGACTTACCCAGTCAGGGGGTATTGCCGGAACCCCAGGCTCTATTTCGGGCTTAGCATCTCCAGCTTCTGCCACCTATGTGGCCCTCACAGATACTTTTGTTTGGCAAAGTGGTTCCAATATAGCTGCTAATATGGACGCAGCGACCTACATACTTCGTTACCCTTCTACGGGTTATCCTAGTCCTTCCGGTGATTATATAGCGCTTCAGGCCCCCAGCTCTCTTGCATCTGGCTTTGCTATTACCTTCCCTGCTGCCCTACCCTCAGTTAACTCCTTCTTGACTATTAATAGTGCGGGACAACTATCAACCTCTACCGCAGTAGCCCCAAACCAAGTTATTAGCTCTAGTTGTGGGAACTTCGAGGCAATTGGCGGAATCTTTGTGGCTGTAACAAACTTATCGGTAACTATCACTACTTCAGGTAATCCAGTAAAAGTAGAGCTTATCCCCGATAATAGTAATGCCTCCGCTGATATTGCATTATCTACTATTGCAACAGGATTGGGAGCGGTGGCGTTTGGTATTTTTAGGGATGGAAGCCAAATAAATCAAATGGGGTACACAGCATATGCCCCCTCTGGGCAGGTGACAGCCACCCCACCTGGCTGCATAACAGCCATTGAGACTCCTACAGCTGGGTCTCATACCTATGTACTTAAGGCATTGGCTAGCACCAATGCTGCTTTTGTGTTTGTTAATAACTGTAAACTAGTGGTTACTGAAATCATATAATGCCCCAACCCATTAAACAGCCTATCAATATTGACTTTAGCAAGGGCTTAAACCTTAAGGTAGACCCATATCAAGTACCTGTTGGGAATTTCCTGTCTCTAGTTAATTCAGTATTTGATAAGGTTGGTCGTCTGACAAAACGTAACGGCTTCCCATACCTAACACCTCTCCCGGTAGATACCACTTCTTACCTCACTACATTTAATAATGACTTACAGGCTCTAGGACAGGACATTTATTCTTATTCGGCTGGTCAGTCCAAGTGGATCAATAAGGGCTCGACCTACCCCCTCCGCTTAAATACATTACCGCTTATCCGTAATTCGGTTAATCAAACCCAAGCAGACTGTGCAATAGCACCAAATGGAGTTGTCTGTACAGTCTATACTGAAGCTGGCGTCTCTGGGACAACCTATAAATACGCCTTAGCTGATTCAGTAACTGGACAGAATATAACTGCACCTACACCAATACCCGTTGCAACCGGTGTAGTGACAAACGCTCCCAGAGTGTTCCTACTGGGAAACAATTTTATATTGATGTTTGAGAATCTAATATCTGGTGTGCAGCACCTACAGTATGTAGCCGTGTCTTCTATCACTGGGGCCATTGTTCGGGCTAATACAGACCTGTCTACATCTTTTGCTAATTCCACCGGGCTAGCCTATGACGCTTTTGTGGCCAACGGCACTCTATATGTCGCCTGGAATGGGGGATCGAGCTCAGGTATTAAAGTTCTATATCTTACAACAGGCCTTGTAGAGTCCTCTACAGTTAATCCAGATTCCAGCCATTCTGCCACATTGATGAGTGTTACGGTTGACACTACCCAAGGCACTTCCATAGTTTGGGTGTCTTACTACAACTCTGGGACCTCGACTGGATACACATTTGCACTAAATGGAAGCACCCTAGCAACTATTCAAGCCCCTACAGAATTTATCACTAGTGGAACTATCTTAAATCTTACCTCTGTTGCCCAGAGTATGGTAAATACTGTATTCTATGAAGTGTCCAACAATTATGGGTATGACTCAAGTATTCCAACACACTATGTGGATACAAACACAATTACCCAAGCAGGGGTCGTTGGGACAGCAGTAAAGTCAGCTTTATCTGTCGGGCTGGCTAGTAAAGCCTTCTTACTTAATGGGATTGCTTATTACCTAGCCGCCTACCAATCTCCCTACCAGCCTTCTTATTTTCTTATTAATGGAACCATAAGCACAGATCTTAACCCTACAGTTATTGGAAAGGTTGCTTATAGTAATGGTGGAGGTTACCTATCTACTGGCCTTCCCTCTGTCACTATTAATGGCACCAATGCTAGTACACCTTATCTGTACAAAGATCTTGTACAAGCAGTGAATAAGAATACCAACGTGCCCTCTGGCAGCCAAGTAAATGGTATTTACTCTCAACTAGGCATAAACTTAGCTACGTTTTCCTTTGACACATTGGGGCTTGTAGGGACTGAGACTGGGAATGACTTACATCTCTCTGGCGGACTATTTTGGATGTATGATGGGTACCTGCCTGTAGAGCATAACTTCTTGCTATGGCCTGACTCGGTGGAGGTAGCTGGCTCATCTACTTCTGGGTCGATGACAGCCCAGCAATATTTTTATCAAGTGACTTATGAGTGGGCAGATAATCAGGGTAATATTTTTAAGTCTGCTCCTAGTATACCTGTTTCAGTTACTCTTACTTCAGACACTTCAGTCACTGTAAATGTCCCAACCCTGCGATTAACATATAAAGTAGAGAATCCAGTAAAGATTTGTATATACCGCTGGTCCACAGCACAGCAGGTGTATTATCAGGTTACAAACCTAACCTTCACTACCCTAAACCCGCTTACCTTAAACGACACCACAGCTGACTATATAACCTTCACGGACACTTCCTCAGATGCTACAATTTTAGGCAATAACATCCTGTACACAACAGGCGGGGTTGTAGAAGATATAGCTGCCCCCGCCTCAGACATAATGTGCTTGTTTGATGATCGTCTCTGGTTAGTGGATGCGGAGGATCGCAACCTCCTTTGGTTCTCTAAACAAGTCATTGAGACCACTCCGGTAGAGATGTCTGACCTATTTACTTTCTATGTGGCTCCCTCAACTGGTGCGCAAGGTTCTACTGGAAATATCACTGCTCTTGCCCCTATGGATGATAAACTCGTCATCTTTAAGGGAAATGCTATCTATTACATTAATGGAACTGGTCCTGATAATACTGGAAGCAATAGTCAATATAGCCAGCCTATTTTTGTAACCTCTTCGGTTGGATGTGCCAATCCCCGCTCTATCGTCTTGATGCCTAATGGTTTGATGTTTCAGAGTAGTAAAGGTATTTGGCTACTTGGCCGGGATCTCTCAACTTCCTACATTGGAGCAGCTGTAGAGGATTTTAATGGTTTCTTGGTTAATTCTGCTGTGTCAGTGCCTAACACCAATCAGATTCGTTTCTCACTTAGTAATGGTGTAACCCTAATGTATGACTACTTTGTCAGCCAATGGGGAGAGTTTGATGGCATCCCAATGGTGTCTAGCACCCTCTATAATGCAGCACACACTTTTGTAGATGAGTATGGACAGGTATTCCAAGAAGTCCCAGGCACATACCTGGATGGCTCAAACCCTGTTCTAATGTCTTTCACAACCTCTTGGCTACAGGTGGCCGGGCTACGCGGGTATATGAGAGCTTACTGGTTCTACTTTCTTGGTACCTATTTAAGTCCACATAAACTGAATTGTTCTATAGCTTATGATTATAATTCTTCTCCCGAGCAGAGTGATTTAGTCCCCCCACTGAATTATGCCCCTCCTTATGGAAGCGATCCTTATTATGGGGGTAACGGCTCAACGCCCTATGGAGGCCCACCCTCTTTAGAAAACTGGAGAGTCTTTCTAGTTAGGGAGCGCTGTAAGGCTTTCCAGATAACCATTACAGAAGTTTTTGACCCAACGTTTGGCACAGTAGCCGGACCCGGATTGACCCTTTCAGGATTAAACTGCATTGTTGGAGTGAAAAAGGCATACGCCCCAATCAACTCCAACCAGCAAATTGGATAATTAAATGCCTAAAGACTATAAACCCAGTAATGCCTTTGTAAATGCTGTAAAAGCTAAAGGTGGAATGAAGTATTTTGATCTTGGTGGGCCGACAAGCCCAGCCCCCCTTACCCAACCTACAACGGTTTCCGCCCCTAATCAACCAGGCACACCGACATCGGGGGTTACTAATCCAGGCTCCTCCGCTTTCAATAGCGCCGTAGGTGCCACTAATAACTTTGAGGCCCCCCTCAATCAAGGAATACAAGGCGTAGCTAATAATGTTGGTGGAGTGTTCCAAGGAATTGGAACAGCATTTACTCCTCAAAATCAATACCAGGCCTCTCTAGCCCCTACATCTAATTTAGATTATAGCGGGGTTATTGGTAGCTCAGCTGGGCAGTCCCAAGCAGGTTATGGACAACTTCAAAGCAATATTGGTAATGAACAAAACCTTGAACAACAGTTAATTAACCAGGGCAATGGGCAGGGTCCTAATCCTGCTTTAGCCCAGCTAAACCAGACAACTGGACAAAATGTCCAGAACCAGGCGGCATTAGCGGCTGGCCAACGCGGGGCTTCCTCCAATGCTGGACTCATTGCGCGACAAGCAGGCCAACAAGGTGCAGCAACCCAGCAAGCCTCTGTAGGCCAAGCAGCTACATTGGGTGCCCAGCAACAGTTAGCGGCACAGCAAGGCGCAGCAGCCCTACAAGGTCAGATTGGCAATCAAGTCACCAATGAGCAACAAGTCAATAACCAGCTATTCTCAGGTGCCACGGGTGCCAGCAATGCTCAGAACGCCAACCTTGTAACAAACTATGGAAATGCTCAGGGCATCAATGCTAGTGTGGCTCAGAATAATACCAATTCGGTAGCCCAATCCACGGGAGGCCTACTAGGAGGGGCCTCCAGTCTTTTAGCCTTGTTAGCTCATGGTGGGGAAGTCAAACACTTTGATTCAGGTGGGATGGCACAAGCAACTTTAGGCACTGACAGTGAGACCCCCGCTGCCCCAATTGTAACTGGAACCCCTTCGGCCTCTACCGGCTCAGGACCAATATCCTGGGTTGGCAAGTTCTTAAATGGAACTGCCAGTAACATTGGACAACCTAGCTCAACCCCTGCTGCCACACCTGCTGCTGCCACAGCCTTACCCTCCAGCACTGCCTCCCAGGTAAATGTTGGGCAAGGTTTTGAACAAGCTGGTAAAAACTTGGCAGGGTCAGGAGGAATACAAAGCCTGTTTAGCTCCCTAGCTAAAGGAGGTAAAGTCCCCGCTATGGTAAGTCCAGGAGAAGTTTATTTACCTGCCTCAAAGGTTAAAGAGGTTGCTGCCAAGGGAGCTAACCCAATTAAGGCTGGAGAGCATATTCCAGGAAAAGCCAAAGTTAAGGGTGACAGCCTAAAGAATGATATTGTGCCAAAAGCCTTGGATGAGGGTGGAATTGTCATTCCCCGTCATATTACCCAAGGGAAGGACGCCCCTAAGAAGGCCTTGGCGTTTGTACAAGCCATCCAGGCTAAACAAGGATTAAAGCGGAAATAGTATGATTGATTTTAAATCTTTCAAAAAGACAGCTGATGATGGTAAGACGGCCACGCTTACACATAAGGATGGGCACAAGATTCAAGTTGTGAAGGGTGCACTTACTCCTGCCAACCAGAAGATGTTAAGTAAGCTTCCCCTACACCAATCGGACCCAGAAGATGTGGTGATTGATCCAATGGGAGACCCAGCTGGTAGTGGGAAGCCTTTATCCTCCCCATCTAATGAAGAATCTGAGTTGAAGGCTATCCAACAACTCACAGATGAAACTGTTGATCAAAGCAATATCCCCCCAGAACCTCAACACACTCCTGAGGAAGTTGCAGAAGCCCGTAACATCCAACCCACAGAAGGCCCAACAGCCCCAGATGCCCCTGCAGGGATGGGTGCACAGCCCTACCAAAACCCCGCCCTAAGCCTTCCTGGTGGAGATAACTCCCTAGCGGCCAACCAAGGAAGTGTACAGGCTGGTACAGCTTTAGGACAAGCCCAGGCAAATGCCTATAAAGCTGCCTCAGATGCTCAAGCTAGAGCATTTAAAGACTTCCAGACAAGTGTTGCTAATAACAGACAGACTGTTGACCAGATAACACAAGATCTACTACATGGGCATATTGACCCAAAGCAATATCAAGAGAATATGTCAACTGGTCAAAAGATTGCCACAGGTATTGGGTTGCTTTTGGGCGGGATTAGTTCTGCTAAAACCGGGCAACCCAATCCAGCGATGCAGTTCCTTCAATCTCAGATTGATAGGAACTTAAAAGCACAACAGTTAAATGTTGAAAATAAACATACATTGCTCTCTGCCCTTGAACAACAATATGGAGATAAAGAGCAAGCTTATAAGATGGGGCAAGCCATCCTAACCAATCACCTGGCAGACCAACTTGGACAAGCAGCGGCTAATAACACGTCTGCAATGGCTAAGGTTAATGGGCAAGCTGGCATGGCCCAATTACAACAGCAAGCGGCTCTTTACAAGCGTCAAGCTGATATTATCGGCCTAAAGAACAGTATTAATAATGCCCCCTCCGCAGCTGATATTGATGCAAAAGCTAACCTTTATAGGCAGGTTGCTGATTTAACGGGAGACAAGGCAGGTAAGGAAGATTTTGAGAAGCATTATGTTCCAGGGGTTGGAGTTGCCTCGGTGCCATTAGAGCCTAAAGATCGTGACATGCTCCAAAAGCAGTATGAGCTGAGGGACTTACTAGGCCGAGCCAATGATATGATTGATAAGTCGGGCAAGATTGGAACGATCCCTTTTACAGCTAATAGAGCAGCTGCCACAACCCTACAAAACAATATCCTAGGCCGACAAGGGGAGCTATCAGATTTCGCTAGAGCCAACCCCGCGATGCTAGGCCGATATGACAAGGCTTTGCCAGACCTAACTGGAACACACTTCACAGACGCAGACAAACGTAAGGTCCAGGAGCTTCAAAAAAGTAATGATGACGCTATTAATATCTTCTATCGCCTAAAGCGCATTCCTGTAAATGTGAATGCTAATGACCAGGTCACTGTAATTGCTCCAAATGGTAAAAGTGGGAAAATCCCACAATCCCAACTTCAACAGGCTATAGCTAAAGGCTATAAACAGGTACAATAAGTGGATTACCCAGTTTGTCTCAATCCTAGCTGCAAGTCTTACGGGAAGTCTCACCCCAATTGCATGTGCCATACTCAGATGGCCAAGGGTGGAGATATTGAAAACTTTTGTTCTTCTAATAGAGAACATGCCCAGTCCTGCTTCTATTTCGCGGATGGTGGAGGCATTGACTTCACCCCAGACCCAGAGCCAGTACCCGCCACCTCTTCACCAACCTCTACTGATGGAATAGACTTTACTCCAGATAATCAAGATGCCGCCTTACAAGATAAGTATGGTAGCCCTGGACAACAAGGCATTGCAGCTTTAGAGGGTGCTGCTAAAGGCCTCGCAGGCCCAGCCGCTACAGCGGCTGAAAAGGCCCTAGGGGTGCCAGGAGAAGATGTAGAAGGTAGAGCGGCTGCCAACCCCGTTACCCATTATACATCCGAAGCTGCTGGGTTAATTGGCCCTGCCCTGCTAACCGGTGGAGCTTCCGAGCTCTCTCAAGCTGGTGTACTGGGACAAGCTGGTGCCGATGCTGCTAAGCTAGTTGGCGCAGAAGGTGCTGTTGGCACAGCTGTGAAGATGGGCGTAGAGAACGCCTTATTTACTTTAGGGGATGAAGTTTCCAAGGCAATTAATGGCAGCCCAGACAGTATTCAAACTGCTGCAGTCCACACAGGATTAAGTGGGTTGTTAGGGGCGGGGGTGGGTTATCCATTAGGCAAGGCCAGTGAATTGTGGATGAGTAAGTTTGGCAATACAGCTGAAGAGTTTACAAAGGACTTCACAGACCGCCTAAAACAAGCCTCAACAGACTTAGAGGCCACAAGCAAGCCCTTAGTTCGCCCAGAAGGAGAAGTTCCTCAAAACCCCTCAGAGTCTATCTTTGGTGGAAGCAAGGCTACTCCAGAAGGACGCGCTAGAGCGATTGAGATGGGCACCCCCCGCCCTGAAAATGATATAAATCTACCTCATTTTACTCCTGCTCCAGCTGAAACGGTTGAAGAAGGCCCCTCCCCCTTGAAAGGGAGCAAGGCAGCTGACTTCATTACCAATAAGGCAGAAGAATATGCCACAAAAGCAGTGGCAACAGGCTTGGGCTCAGCCCTTGGACACTTAACTGGTATTCCAATGGGAGGCACCTTGGGTGGAATGCTTGGAAACAAGCTTTTAAAGCCCTTCCTATCAACTATAATGCCCACCCTTATCAAGCCCCTCCTTGAGAATCCCGCTTCAGCCTTGGGGCTTAGAGCGGCTGTAGAAGGCATTCAGGCCATTGCCAAGGGACAGTCTTTAATTGGCAAAGCTGCGGAGGGCGTATTTGAAACCGGGTCTAATGCTGTTCTGCAAAATGCTATCCCAGACGACAAGACCCTACATAAACTAGACTTACACGTTCAAGAAGCTCAGATGGCTCCCAATATGATGAGCACAATTGGAGGGGACCTGGGCCATTACTTGCCTCAGCATCAAACTGCCCTGGCAGCCATGGCCCAGAATGCCGTTAACTACCTATCTTCGCAGAAGCCTAGGGGGATGAAACTGGGCATACTTGACCGGGAAATACCGCCCAGTCCTGCCCAGGAGTCTGCCTATAACCGCACGCTCGCTATTGCCCAACAACCTTTGTCAGTTTTAAATTATCTAAAGCAGGGTACCCTAAAGCAAAAAGATGTGCAGGACCTAAAAGCCATCTACCCAGCTTTACACCAACAGCTTGTGCAAAAAGTACACAATGCTATGGTGGACCACCTATCTAAGCAAAATCCAATACCGTACAAGCTTAGAGGCAGTCTCTCAAAATTTATGGAGCAGCCCCTTGACTCAACAATGATGCCCATGTCAATCATGGCTGCTCAAGCAACCTTTATGCCCCCTCCAGCCCCTCAAAAAGGCAAACCGGGTCCTAAAACAAACACTGCAAAACTTGGCAAAACCGCCAAACTAGCTCAAACCCCCGAAGCCTCTCGTATAGAGGCTCTCTCTAAGGCTTAGGCTCACAAGGCCTTAACCCACAAGGAAGCACCAAATGTCCAGTCGTCCTCTCTTAACACCTCAGAATGTAACTCCAGTGCCTGTCAGCATGAGTGCTGACGGATTCTCTTTAGACACCAACATCAACAACATCAGTGCTGTGGGATATAACATCTCGTGGACTAATGGAGCATCTGGGACATTTCAGGTTGAAGTCTGTAACGACCACGTTATTCCTCCTGGAAACACTGTTCCCGTTTCGACACAATCTGGGACCTGGGTTCCCTTAACCCTTACAGTCCCTGTCACTTCCACTGGCACAGCAAACACTGCGTATATCGACATTGTAGGTGTTTCTGCTGCTTGGATTCGTTTACACTTTGTTCACACTTCTGGTTCGGGAGGAACTTTTACGGCCACCTTAGCAGGTAAAGTGCAATAATGGCTACTCCAATATACTCAAAATATATTGGAAATGGACTTTATGGTGGAGGTATCACAAGCCTTAACGGAGATACCTCCCAGGCTCAAGCTATAGTTGGTGGATCAGGCATCTCTGTAGCTACAGCTGGTGGAACCACTACCATTTCCAATACTGCTCAGGTGACTAATAGCTTCACCATTATGCAACCGCCTAATGGGACGTCTCCCACAGCTACTAGCCCCACAGATACCCTAACATTTGCCAATACTGATGGGAATGTGATAATTACCGGTAACAGTGTCACTAAGACGCTTACCTTTAATCTTAACCCCTCTATTATTAGTGGAACTAGGGTAATAACTCTGGTTTCCGCTCCTACTACGTTGGGAGCGGCCGCTAGGACCGATTATGTTTATGCAGTAAGTGGCACTACTACTGTTACATTGCCAACCGCTGTGGGAAATACCAACCTTTACACGGTTAAGAATGTTGGTTCTAGCACTGTTACTATAGCTACTACCTCAAATCAAACAATTGATGGGTCTACAACCGTCTCTTTACCTGTATCAAACACTTCCCTTGACCTAGTGTCTAATGGAACTAACTGGATGATTATTTAATGGCCTATAACCCTAATAACCCAAATGGGCAAGCTACATCGGCTAACTCAGCTCCTGTAGTAATTGCATCTAACCAGCCTACTTTGCCTGTAAGCAATGCTTCATTACCGCTACCAGCGGGGGCTAGTACCTCTGCACTGCAAACTACTGGCAACATTTCATTAAGCAGCATTGACAGTAAAACCCCCGCTTTGGGTCAAGCTACAATGGCTGTTTCTGTTCCCGTGGTCATTGCTTCTAACCAATCAACTATTCCAGTGAGTGTTGCTGCTACTACACCACCCTCAAACTTATTATCTACCGGTACTTTAACTGGAACTGGGCAAACAGTTTCACTTACACTTCAAGGTACAGCTTCTGTAAACGTTGACGTATCTGGGCCGGGATTTGTAGGCACTATTACCGTTTCAGAAAACACACCTTCTTCTGCTAGAACATTAGGAGTGTTCGCTTTAAATGCCAGCGCTATCGCAAGTTCAATAACGACCAATGGAAACTACAGGATTGTTGGAATTCCAACATCAGGCACCATCCAAGTGCAATTTAGTGCTTATACTTCCGGCAGCGCAACAATAAATATTTATGGCTCTACGGCCCCATATATAGTACAACCCTATTCTGCCAATGCCGCAAACGTTCTCGTTACGTCTTATCTAAATGATGCATCTGGAAACGCATTAAACTCCACTTCAAATGCTTTAAATGTTTACCTTACAAATGCTTTACCTGCTGGCGCAAACGTAATAGGTGCAGTTGTAGGTAACGTGGCTGCCGGGTCAGCAGACTCTGGAAACGGAGTTAAAGTTTCAGGTGTATACAATACCACGGTACCATCTTTATCGGCAGGAAACAGAGGGGATATTCAGTTAGATGTCCGAGGGGCCCAGCAAATGACCCCCCTTGATGGATGTAGGCAAACATACTCAGCCGCTAGCACACTGCCACTGGCTGCCAGCGCCACTGATGTATTTACACTAACCGGAAGTGCTTCAAAAACTATCCGTATCACATTAATTAGGCTTTCAGGCCTTGCAACAACTGCAATCACTGTTCCCGTACAATTAATTAAAAGAGCTTCTGTAAACACTGGTGGCACTATATCAACAAATACGGCCGTACCTCATGATTCAACCAATGCAACTGCCACAGCTACATGTGTTTCCTATACCGCCAACCCAGCAACTTTAGGGACTACGGTAGGCGCTTTGAGGGCAGACAAAGTAAACTTTGGTTTAACTGCTTCTGACACTTCTCCTATAGTTGTGTGGGATTTTGGTATTAGGCCTTCTCAAGCTTTAGTACTAAGGGGTGCCACAGAAGTTATTGCCATATCGATGGCCACTATAACAGTTACCGGTGGCAGCCTTAGTGTTGATATTGAGTGGACTGAGGAATAACAATGTCAAATAAAATTATTGATAATGTAGCTGTGGTATTTGGAAGCAACGGAAATGTTAAAATTTATCATGGAATTAATCCTGATGATTACGCAGGTAGAAAAGATGTGTTAATTAATCCAGTCATTCCACAAGGGGTGCCTCCCCATATGTGGGTTCAGGGAAATATAATTGGCACTAAACCTGCCAAACTTAAAAGAGACCACAAAGTGTTATTAGCTATAGGTGCTAGCTTAGTTCTACACCTTTTTATTCATTTCTTATAGGAGTTATTATGTCTATCTATTCAAAATATATTGGTCCCGGTAATGGTGGAGGAGGGGGTGGGACAACAACCCTAACAGGCGACGTCACAGGCTCTGGCACAGGAACTATAGCTACAACAGCTGTTTCTGCTGGAGGAGGCACGGGTAACTTCTCTGTTGGGAACTTACTGCTTCCTCTTTCTACCACTGCACCTAACCAAGGCCAGATATTTCAAAATGGAACCAGCATATTTAGTACCTTTGGTAGTGGAGGAGGTACCGATAACCTCTTTATCGGTGGGCCTTCTGCGGGATCTGCAGGCAACTTCACACTAACAGGCCAAGGAAATTTTGGCTTAGGTGGAGGCACACTGTCATCATTAACAACAGGCGCGGGCAACGTTGCCATAGGACAACAGCTTAATATTGGATACCCTCTTGAAAGTTTATCCTCTGGATCAGGCAATATAGCGATTGGAACCGATGTGGGAGCCATCTTTTCTACTGGTAATAATAACACATTAATAGGCAATACATCTGGGGACAATTTGGCTAATGCAGACTCCGATAACACTTTCATCGGGGCGAATACAGGAGCTCAACTAACAGGAGTGAGCCAAAATACCTTTATTGGCTCCAATGCTGGTGGTGCTTCAAACGTAAGCAATGCTATAGCTATAGGGTATCAGTGTAGTGCCCCAGCCAGTAATACAGCTTCAATTGGAAATAGTACTACCGTGGCGACATATTTAAATGGTGTGCTAAATTTACCTACAACCACTCTTGGAACTCCTGCATCTGGGGTAGCCACAATAACCAATCTCCCAGCTGGAGTTGGAGTTTCACCGACCTATATTAAGGTTGTCATTAACGGTGTAACTGGATACATCCCATTCTTTCACTAAATATATGAAACTCCTTGATGTACTTAAATATGTTTGTGTAGCAGCTTGGGTTGCCTTAGTTCCTATTCACCCCGCGCTAATAAGTGTAATGAGTCTGCCCCTAGTGGACCTAGTATTTGCCCTTCTAATTGCTAAGAAGCAGAACAAGCCAATAACATCGGCAGGGCTTAAACGAACTATAGCCAAGATCATGATGTATGAGGCTGCTACAATCTTTGCCTACGTAACTGAAACCTCTCTACTGGATGGACTAGTTCCAGCGGTAAAGATGGTCACAGGTTTGATCGGCATGACAGAGCTTAAAAGCTGCCTAGAGCACCTGGATGAGTTAGGCGGAAATGCTCTATTTGGTTCTCTGTTGAAGAAACTAGCTCCAGACCAGCCGGTCGTAGCAACCACAGTGGTTGAGGAGACCAGTGAGACAGTAATCACCAAGGGGCCTAATGATGCAGCTTAATGATGTATTGGTTCCATTCTTAAAGGAATGGGAAGGATGCAAGCTCACAGCCTACACCGACCAGGGGGGCCGAGTTACCATAGGGTATGGGCATACCGGGAATGTGCAACTTGGCACAGTGTGGTCGGAGCAGCAGGCTGATGAGGCTTTAGCGGCTGATATAAGCGGGGTTGTGGGGCAGGTCGAGTCTTTAGTGAAGGTCCCGGTTAATGTGAACCAGATGGCAGCTTTGTGTTCATTCACCTATAACCTAGGTGCTAGTAACCTCGCGAAGAGCGGCCTTCTCAAACTCCTCAACCGCTCCCAGTTCGCCTCAGCCTCCGAGCAGTTTCCGTTGTGGAACCATATTGGTATGTACGTTTCCCCTGGCCTAACCAAACGTAGAGATGCTGAAAAGGCTCTCTTTTTAAAGGACCCAAATGAAGCATTATAAAATGACCGCTACAATCGTAGCTGTTTGTGTAGCCCTGCAGTGTCTCCAATCCCTTTGTCCTGCCATTACCCCTCTTCAGGCATTTGACTTATCCAACTTTCTTAGCCCAACCTTGTTGCCCCTGGCCGTTATCACCATATTTACACATATGTTCTCTCATGCCGGGTTTCAGCACTTGCTGGGTAACATGATGCTTGGGGTTCCCGTAATGCTGTTCCTAGAGCATAAAATGGGAAGCGTTAGATTGCTACAGGTTTACCTGCTTTGCGGCCTAGCTGCCCTGGGCACAGAATGCTGCATGCCTCTCAGCCAGGGAGTTATGATTGGGGCTAGTGGTGCTATAATGGGCTGCTTCGCTGCTTCATGCGCCATAATGAAAAAAGGCCCCCTATTGGGAGCCCTTTCTCTTGGGTTACTATTTTTATCTACTGTTCCCAACCTTCAGGGGTTGAGCATGGCTTTATTAGGCGGAAACATCGCCTATGCTGCCCATATAGGGGGAGTCCTTATGGGCCTATTCCTAATGGCAGGTAAGCAAAAGAAATCTACTTAAGCTTGCTACCCAGCAACATACCGGCTACAAAGCCCGATAGCCCCGCCACAGCCCACCAAGGCAGTAGCGGGGTTTTTTCGTCTTTAGCCAACTGGTCTTCCAAGTCCTTAATGGACTGGTTCATGTGGGTCAGTTGGGTCGTGTCCTGGTCTACTACGGCTTTACAGGCCGTAAGTACCACATCACATGTAGGGGGCTGGCCCACAGCAACCGCTTGGGCCATGAGTGCCAGTAAGCATGCTTTATACATGCTTAGCGCCTATATAAGCTTTATAAGCCGCCTGGAAAGTGTCCAGGACTTCCTTCCGGGCTTCATTGTCAACATCAGTGGTTTGCTTTACGCGGGAACTGAGCAACTCGACCTGAGCTTTGTGGAGCTGAGAGCCTTGTAGCTTCAATGCAACCACAAGGCCCCCAACACACGTGGCTAGGAGGAGGAGGAGCCACTGAGACAAACTTAACTTTAAATCACTCAACCAGGCAATCATTTTAATTTTCCTAATGCTCTACAAATTTGATTATAGTAGGAGGTTCCGTGTATTAGTACGTTATGCGAGTCTGCTATTTGCTCTAAAAAAATCTTTGCAACTTCTAGGGCATTATAAAGATCAGGAGAAGCTGCATATAATTCTGCTTGTTCTTTGGCACTAATTCCTAAATCTAAACAGTTATCTTCATCAAATATCACGTGATACCCAGACTCATTACCACCAGCACTGACTTCATAGGTTATTACATCTGGCTCGTGATAAACCCTTTTTACACTATAAGGACCTTCAGCAAACTTCATTTAAACACCTTAGTCTTAGTAATGCAAGACCTTAAGATAGCAAACCCCTCGCGATTAGGAGTCTGCTCAAGCTCTTCTTCCCCAACCACATCCCAAGTCACTAAGGACACATATAACTTTGTAATATGTCTAACCTGACCCCTTACAGTGCATTCCACAGGAGTGCCTAGGGTGCCGTCAAGTGTCTTAGTGTGGTCCAAGAAGGTAAGCTTCACTTCATCACCTAATTTAATCTTCATTTGGCCCTCTTGTCAATAGAAGTTAGAAAGTTTTTGCCACAATCTTGACAAACCATTCTCTGGGAAATCCCCCGCGCTGTGGCTCTAAACCCAAACTTAATTGTATTGGAGGAAGAGCATTGAGGACAGCCCTTGTGATTTGGGTTAACTAGCCTCCATAAGTTGGGGTGGTTCTCAATCCAAGGAAGTATTTTCTTATATAACTCTCTAAGCAAGTAAACATCATGTTTATTATACTTACACATGATGCCCCAGGCCTTTGTATCATTGGCCATGCAATCAATCCACATTTGGATGCCGGGGTTGGGCATCTTCTTGCCGATATTTAGATAATTGCATACATCCTGTAGACTATTGCTATTAAAACCAAAATAGGTCGATGAAGCAATCTTAGTGTCTACAGATAAATTATGCTTCAGTGCATTTAGTCTATGCTTGAGCATTCTGGTCTTAATAATTTTTCTATCAAACTTGTCCCCATAATGAGCCACAGTAAGGTCTGCTTTACTCAGAAGAGCCCCCGCAAGACTAACTAATCTTCTATCCGAATTTAGGCCCTTTCTTGAGGCAACCTTAATAGGACCATCATTCCAAGCCCAAGAAATAGATAGAAGTTCCCGTTCCTTTAAGAAGGCCGGGACATCTTGCTTCCATTTCCCCCAGGTATAGGCAATATTTGGGCTAGTTTCAATGTCATAGAACAAAATCTTAAGCTTTTTCATTTCTTCTCTCCTAAAAACTCGATAATAGAGGTAGCATCTCCAACATGGTGAAACCGATGCATAGTTTTTAATGCTTCACACACTTGTGTTGCCTGCTCTTCCGTTTGGTATCGGCCTCTGGGATCAAAAGGCTTGGTTCTAGACAGGAACACCTTAGTTATGGTGTGCTGCTCTCGGAGCCATGATTGGTATATTGAGTCGGCCAATTCATCCCATTTTGACCCGCCATAATACCCTGACAAAGCCAGGGGACTATCAGTAATAATAATATCTACATTACCCATCAACCGATCCACTCTCCTAGCCTGCTCAAAAAACACGTCTGATTGACATATAGGGTGGCCAAGCCAAGCCTGTTCCTTTGCTGCTTCTTGAACTAACTCTACAGAATAGGTAGAAAAGGTTTTATACCTAGTAAATAGCTGTGCTGCTAAGGTAGACTTACCCGCCCCAGGGCCAGCATATATCTCAATAAGCTTGGTAATCATTTATAGTCAGGCCTCCACAACCGTAACGGAATAGACACTTCTTTGATAATTTGTCCAGTTAGTTCCGGTTGAAATATAATTGATTCATTAAGAGATGGAATAAGCATAGGAGAGGTTTCCCAAGTTATATCCCCACAAGGGACAAAGTGGATGGGAATACTTCTTGCGTAAAACCAGCCAATCTCCCAGGCACAATCCTTTCCGACCCGACCCACCACAACACAGAGGTCTGCTGCTTTCATTGCAGCAAAGTCCATCTTAAAGATAGTTTCTTTGTCGAAGCGGCCTGCTTCCATATCCTCGGTTGAGAGGTTGTTGGGTGCTTGCTCGTGAGGCACATACACCTCAAAACCAGCGTCGCGGAGGGACTTAGCTACCACATCATTTTGGGGCCTGGCGTCATAGGCCACCCTAGAGCATAAGTAAACCTTTTTCATTTAACCTCCTTTTTATACTTGAACCGGTCATCTCTGCCCAGCCCATGCAACATATACTCAGTCAAAAACAAGGCATTACAGGCTATATGAGCCGCGTGGAGAAGCCCAGACTCACTATCCTTATCCACACTACGCTTCAAGTCTGCAAGGTGTCTCTCAAGGGCATTGATGATGCGAGTCCAATCAAAGTCTTCAGTCTTACGCCAAGCATCAGGGCCATACTTGTTGGCCCCGGTCTCCATGACCTTTACAACTTCTTCCATGGCATCAACCGGAATAAGTGTGTAACGAATCTTTCCAGCATCCTTCTTAAATGTTTCTCTTGGGGGGTTGGTGGATAGACTAACTTCCAATTGATCATGAAGAGCTCCCTTTTTGTTTTCTAGTGTATTCTGCCCTGGCTGCTCGCTCTGCTGCTGTTTTTGCATCATGACAGGGAGTGCAGAGACATTGGTAACCGAAGGACTCTGGGAACATTCGGTACACAAAAGACCCAAGCCGAAGCGCATTGCTAGTGCTGTCGTAAAAGGGTTCCCGCACTTCTGACAAGTTAACTGGTACAACTGGTTCGACATGATCTAACCTCGCATCTCTTTCTAACATATGCGTTGGACAGGTAGCACATGCCACCCACCAACATATCCTACCCGTTTCGGGGTTTGGCTTTTGGTAAACCCTGGCTTCTTTAAGAGCCTGTGCTCTTGGAGGCCATCTAAAGGATGCCTTGCGCAGGGTTTCTCTTACGAACTGGTCTCTAAATTTGTCCCAGTCGGTTATTGGTTTCTTGGGCTTCATGACCCCGACTGCGACCGCGACCACGACCCCGACCCCGACCCCGACCCCGACCACGACCCCCACCCCGACCCCGACACCCACCACGACCACGCCCTCGACCTGTATTTATGTTTAAATGCTCTCATTTACTTAAGTACTCCAAAGCTTTCAATAGAAGAGGTTTGTACATAGAATGTCTTTACTTGTAAAGACTGGACATCTGAGTATACCTTGCTAGCAAAGTCTCCAGTTGAGTAAACAATGGCGGGGTCTTCTAATAAAACACATGTTTTATTTACTCCAATTAGCTTCCCCGTATAAATATAATTCATACAGAAAATAGTAACCTTTTCTCCTAATAGGGCTTCCAAACCTTCGCCTTCGACTTCTTGAACATTAATTAATTTTTTCATAACCTTCCTTCATATATAAGTTATTACTAGTCCTGGATCATTTTGTTTCATAGGCCCATGCCACAATTCTCTCTATCTCATCAACATCCCTTGGTACATTAAACCCGCGATTCACTTCCAGTAGCACCCAAGTGGCCTCCTCAGTTGTTACACCAACATCCCTTTGAAGGGCCACAGCGAGCTCTACAAGCTGCCTCCTGTGCCCAGTGGGGGTGATATTTGACATTACCGACCACGTCCCAAATATGGAATTACGGGCCCCGGGTGATGTAGTGACCTCAGAAACTGAGACTGCCTCGTTCTCTTTAGGCTGCCCGAGCTGTACACTATTCCCTTCTTTCCGCTTAATAAGCTTTTTGATCCCACCGGTCTTTTCATGGACTGCTCCCGGCAGCCGAATAAGATGAAGGTGCCAATACAGGCTAAGATCCGCCCCAACCAAGTTAGCTTGTACCCAAGCCTTGTCTTGTCCTGGCAAAGTATGGCTAGGTTTAGTATCCCTATTAATCCCAATATGCTTGCCACGCCCGCCTGTATCATAAACGACATATCCTAATCCTAACTTATCTAAGGTTTTTTCGGCTTCTGAGGCTGCTTCGTATGTATCGAAGTCGACCCACAGTTTTTGTGACCACACGATCCCTTTGAAACCAGCCGCAGTGCCGGACGTGGTTTCAATTGCTTCTGCATCTTCTTTGCGGACTGCATAGACTGAAGCGAATCTACAACCGCTACCAGCAAGGTCAGTACTAGAGTAAAACCGGGGAGGACGACCAAGAATATTGTCGCTAGAACCAATCCGATAGATAAAGCTGTCCATATCATTATTTACCTCCACACTTACACCCGGACCTTAGAATTACTGAGTAGAAATCACAAGTACAGTCCCCTACACTATCAATGCTGGGACTCATAGTAGGGGATTTAACATAACTAAGAACCGAGTGTTCCAGTATTTCCAGATTAGGGTCTTCCGTGTCCAGTTCGCTTTGGTTATATGTGTTCAAATCCACTGCGGGGTGTATGGTTTGCCCGCCCCTGCCATGTTCTGCGACAGTGCAGCTTCTGTAATAAATATAACTATAAGTATTATACACTATAGCAAATACTTTCCCAGTGTTATATGCTTCCCTGAATGTCATACCTTATCTCCCATCTCATATATAATTGTTAATAGCATTAATCTATGCTCTAGATTTTTTTCACAATCATTATAAGCCCCAAGTAAGCTTTAGTCATAAATCCTCCTGGCCTTTCAAGCCAGCTAAAGTATGAAATCTCTTCATTTCCACTTTAACCGGTACACTGAGTCTAATCCCCTGATTCAACTCTGTCAGGGCTTCTTTAAAGATAACTTCTAAAGCATTAATCTCATCCTGGGGGGCCTGCCAACTGGTACTGTCATGGCAATCAATAATAACTGGCTTGGCTTTAAGCCCTTGTTCCTTAACTTTACGGGCAATAATCAACACCCAAAAGCTTAATATATCATGGGCACTGCTCTGAATGAAGCGGCTAGGCAAATCCTTAAACCTAGGTATCTCCTTATGCCAGATGGTTCCGTCTCGCATCGGGATGTCAACATGGGTGGGAACCCTGATAACCCGTCCTACTGCGTTTCGCAGGTATCCCTTCCTACCAAACATCCTGAATAAGGTCTCATTCATTACAGCGACCTTATGAAAATGCTTCCAGTAGTCAGCGACCATGGTACGGGCTTCCTCTAAAGTAGTAGGGTACCCTGCATAATCCAAGTTTTTCTGTACCGTATATTCCTTGCCGGTATACTGTACTGCCAAATGAATAAGCTTTCCAATATCCCTAACCTTTTTAAACTCAGACTTAACAGCCGAAGTGACCGGGAGGTAGGGGTTATATTCAGCCTTCAAGGCCTCATCACGAGGAAAAAGAGTCAAGGCAAGGTCCAGGTAAACATCTCCCAACCCATCCCGGAACACTTTAAGGAGGGACGGGTCCTGACTGTAATGAGCCGTGACGGCCGGCTCAACAGAAACAAAATCGGCATGTAATCCAACCCAACCTTCATCACAGGTTAGGCATGACATTAGCTCATATTCCGAGAAAGGAGCATTAAGCAGATACGGCTTAAACCCAGACAACCGATAAGACACAGTTCCACATGGGTTGAATCGTGGGTTAAGGCGTCCGCTAGTGCTAGCAGCAAGCCAAGGTTTAGCAAAACTGCTAAGAAGTGTATCACAAGACTCTGCTTCTTCATAAATCTCCAATAATTCCTTTAAGTCTTCTTTATGTGAATCGCGAATCGCGAGTCGCAGTCCGTCTAGACTTGTAGACCCCTTACCCCCATCGGTCTCCACAACCACTGGCAACCCCATCGAGGTGTAGAATAATTCTCTCTTATCCTTGTCAGACGACAAATTAAACTTCTTTTGCATGCTCCAGTCAGACAAGAAACGCTCCTTAGCTGCTGGCAGGGTGTATTTAGCCGCTCTATCATCCCGCCATATGCGCTCTAGGCGGGTGATGTGGGAACTGGCTAGCTCTTGAAAAGCTGCCCCATAAGCAGCCTTAGTGTCCTGTAATGTCTCAATAGTCTTCTCAAGACGGTCAAGGTCCACACGTATGCCAACAGTAGTGTTAACCTGAAGCAGCCAGGAATAGGCTACCATCTTTTCAAGCATCCACCAATAATCATACAGATCAAAAAATCTTTTTAACTCATTATATAGCATCGCTGTGGAGCTACCATCTAAACATGCATAATGCCCCAAGACACCCACATCTGCTAAATAATGTCCACCTTCCTTTAGCTTTCCCCCTCTGGCTTGGACCTGCGCTTCTAGTTCATCACTTCCACGCTTATCCCAGCCTAGGACTTCAATTTGGGCGTCTTTAAGTCCATAGCCTTTGGGGCCAGAGGGGGCAGATGCCATGTGCCACATAAGGCGAGTACAGGCATGCCAGCTAGTCTCAATCTTGAGAACTGTATCAAGCCATAACTTATCATAAGCATAATTATGGCCCACTAATTCACAATAGCTTAAATGAGCTTTAATTGACGTTATAATCAATTCAAATTCATTATTAACCCTCCAGGTAGAGGTATTAAACTCATACCATTGTAGGGCAATATAAACAGGTTTTAAAGGAGAAGCAACGGAACACAAAGCCAGGCCCAGGAGCTTCCCATTAGCCGGGTCAGTCCCAAAAGTCTCTACGTCAGCTACTAGAGGCCAATCGGCATCTATAGATGTAAAGAATTGCTCAACAGCAGCAGCTGTATAGAGCACTTGGTCTTGTATATCTGTTACTTTAATAAATCCTCCAAAAATATACCCCGTAATGGCAACCCACGGGATCACGGGCTTAGAAGCCAGCCAACCTCACCACTTATTTACCCCCAGGTGACGAGGAAGCCGATATATAACCCTTGCCTCGGCAAACGGCCTAACGGGAGAAAAGCCTCAGAGTTGTCCTGCTTTTCCAAACTACTAAGCTTTCAACTTGCTTCCAAACACAGTGAACACATGGGCATCAGTGCCTTCCCATTGTCCGCCCTTAATGGCTCGCATTCCATCATAGGTAATCTTAACCTTGGAGCCTTCAGCGAGCTTAGCCATTGCCTTGTCTAAGCTACCCGCAGAAGGCAACCCAATGAGCTCACCAGTGGCAAGACGAACCAAGTAACTAGGCTTCTGGAATTTACCAGAAATGAAGCTACGTTCGTAGGTGCCCAAGATAGTTTCTCCAGTTTGGAGAATCTTGAATGGGCTTTTCTGAGGCTTCTTAGGGGCTGAAGTACGAAGGAAATAAGCAACTGGCTCAAGCCCTCCAACCTGCTTAAACTCATCTTCTCCATCTACCGGCTGAAGCGTCTCAACTGCAGCTTCAGCTTGTGGGGTTTCTTCTAGAACTGCTTCCAATCCTTCTTCCGCGAAGGACTTTGTATTATTTTTAGGCATTAGGTCTCCTTGTTTTTTAATTAAACTTTAATAGTAGGCCAGGCTTGATTCTGGCTACCTCGACAGCTTGTATTTCCCCACCATATATCGAGTATAGGGGATCATCGCTTGCGTGTCCTCGGGTGAACTTGTAAGGTTAGCTTACATGTTGGAAACGACTCCAACCAATACCCTTCGCATTACCATATAGGACTTTGCTCCACGCCGCTACTATTTATTATACTATACACCCTTGTGTATAGAACATAAAAGATAATAATAATATTCCTAATATACACAACACATTTATCAGTATATAATTTATCATACTTTTACAAACCCGTCTTCATCCAGAATAACTGCCGGTCTATCTGCCTTAGCCTGTTCACATATGGAACGAGCGGGACAATAGTGAAGGCAATTAATGTTTGTTCCAGGTCTCTTTACAATAGAATACTTGTCAAAGGAGATGAAGTCAATAGCAGAAATAAATGTATTAGCCTCTTTTTCAGACTTAAAAACTCTTACTGCTTTTGCTTGCCCTCCCTTAATAACTGCAAAAGAAGGTCTATTAAATTTTTCTTCATCCGAGCATAGGGGCAGGGTAACTTTGGCTGCCTCATGGGCTTTAATGCGTTCTATTATATAATGATCGATCTCATCATCTTTCATAAATGGCACAGGATGGAGGGCAGTAGGGGCCGTTGGATAACTTCCAAATAACTTCATAGGGGACCAGTCTTTCATTAACATCACTGTCTCAGCTTGAACAACCTTGAACCCTGCATTACGAACAAGCATACTTTGGAAATTGACTTGTAGCCTGTGCTCCTCCTTGAGTCCATAGGAAGCTGAAGAGGTTGAAGTATATTTATAGTCGGATAGCCTACCATTAACAGGATCGAATACATCTATCTTAGCAGATATATTAAATATCCTAATAGTTCCATCTGGCATGTTTACTGAGTATTTTTTATAAAACCTTTTCTCAATAATAAAACCCCGAGCCTCTAACTCTGGTTTCGCCCTCTCTAACATATAATGGATAAGCTGGCCTTGTAAAAGAGCCAACATATCTGCTGCGTCTACTTCAAGTGTATTGGTTCTTTCAATTTGTGCTGCTCTTGGAGGCTTTAATAGGCCTGTTATAGTGTAATCACTTCTCTCTCCCCCATCATCTGGGTCATATGGGTCATTTTGAACAGAAAATACATAAGCTTCTGGGAGGTTTAACTTATTAGTTATTATCCTTTTCATTTTATTCTCTTTATAAACTTGTTGTTTACTAAAAATCCAGATTTATAGTCTTTTTCAGCTGAATAAATTATCCTCAAGGAGTTTATTCTCTTTATATCAGAAACTGTTGACCTATGGGCCCTAAACCTTTTATTCAATAATTCTATTAAATAAGCTAACCTAGCCTCTCTAGATAGTTTATGCATACATATATAATAAAAGAAAACACTTTACTAGTAAAGAATAATAATTTAGTATTGACTAATGTGATAGCCTGGACATTACGGCTCCGGACCTATACAACTGTAACAGATAAGAGGTATGAATACCCCGCGAATCGCGGGATAATTATTTGTATTATTCCCTTTACTTATGTAAAAGCTGGTGCTATATTATAGGTAGATGTATCCTTTACAGATGGAGAATTACTAATGATTCCTTTTAAAAAGAAACAAAATGTTAATCCAGAACAACCTTCACAAAACCTTCAACAGCTTCAACAAGACTTTAATCAAGCTCTGTTTGAGCTAGGTAACATGTTTTACCGAAAACATATGATTAAGGAAAATATTGCAGCTATTGATAGTGAGATCAACTCTCAAACTCAGAAGCTTGACAAAATGGGAGTTGAGGCAGCCAAGCTTAAAATTAAAATTCAAGAAGAGGTAAAGGCCACGGTGGAGAAAGGAGCTACGGATGTTAAAGAAGCTGAGTAGCTTTATCTGGGGATTTATTCCACAACGTTTGCCTAGAGGTATGGCAGAGTTTAATACTTTGGTAGGCGAAATTGTAGATATATCGGGTCTTCCATATAATACAAGTACCAAAAACCTTACGGCACAGTTTATCTTACATTTACCTACAAATGTATTTTACGTATCTCCTAGGTTTATCTCAAAACAATTGGTAAAGGCAGCTGCTATGCAAGTGTCTGCTCAAGTTGTAAAGGATACTACTATAAATGCATCGCTCAAAGAAACAACTTAAGAGTTTACAGGATAAGTGGTATAAGAAGCTCAAGGATTCTGGATTTGATGATATTGAGTACCAAGGACATGGCACAGATTTCTTGAACCTACTTAGGCCTAAGTGGAAGACTACCAATAGCTCCCAGGTAAGGCAGCCAAGTTCTGAGGGTACTTTTGAGGGTATTAGGGACTATTACATCTACGCTGAGCACTTTCTAAACGAGCCTTACTGGGAGTTGGAGAAGAAGGTGTGGCAATTGCATGCTGAAGGTAAGTCTATTAGAGAGACTGCTAAAGATTTAAACATTTCTGTTTTTACTACCAGAACTCTCTTGACTAGAGGTAAACGTCAATTTTCTATATACTTAAGGGAGAGGCTTAATGAAGATTCAAATTAGGCCTATTGTCGAGTCTGACCATGCCTTTATCTTTGCTACTTATTTAAGAAATAAGTGGTTTGATAAAGGCAATAAAACTACTTTAAAAAGATCAACCTGGTCTAAGCTTCAACATAAGCGGATAGAAGACTTAATGCATAGTGAGTCTGCTAAGAATAACTTCTTAGTGGCTTGTCTAGAAGAAGACCCAGACGTTATATTAGGATACGCTTTTACAGATGGACAAACTCCTTTTGTTTACGTTAAACTCCCATGGCGGTCTGAAGAATTAGGCATTGCTAGTAAACTATTAAAGGAAATAAAATGAAACAATTTAATAATAATGTTCCAATTAGAGAGGCTATACTAAATTTAGGTCTCCATATACATTTAATAGTATGCTCTTTTGAGGATTATAGAGCATTAGAGGATTCTCTTGGTTCTTCTGTGCAGTACTGTGATATTAAAACAGAAGAGATAGAATATAGGGCTATACAATTAGGCAATAAGGCACTAGTTGTACCAAGTGATGAACTTCCTAAAGGAATGTATGTAGCTTTTAAGGACATGAATAAACCTCAAACTACTGTTCTAGACTGGGCACTAAACCAAAAATACCTTAAGGAGTACTAATGAAACCCAGAAATATCTTGCATTGTCAATTAACCAAGGCTCTCTTTATCCCAGGATACAAAGAGCTAAGCCAACGCACCTTGAACCAGCAATTTCACCCCGGAATTAAAATGGCGTTACACCCCCTTGGAGCATTTGTAACATTCGCCAATGGCTTAGAATGTATTGTGCCAAGTCAAATGATTGAGGTTATTGTACTGGAGGCACAGGATGCTACAAAAGCTTAAGTCTTTTCTTAAAGGTTTATTTAAAAAGGCTGAACAAACTCAAGATGGCCGTACAAAGCCCTCCGTCAGATTGGGAGATAAGGTTGGTAATGTTACCATCCGACACCAATACCAACTAGATAAGCACACAGCTTTTAAGCCAGGGGAGTCTTATAGGGTTGGGGATGCAATTGTTACAGTGCATGCCAACAAAGAGTCAATGCTTAGGGCTATTGCCTTGGTTGATGCTAGACGTATCGAAAAGGAAAAGAAACTCACAGAGCGCGGCATAGAGCTTATGCTTATGACTCCAGAGCAGTTGATGGAGCTTAAGGTAGAAGATTGGTTGGCCAGTAGGAATAATCAAGAAGATAAGCTGCTAGCTAGGGTAGGAAAGTGGATATTAAATAATAAACGTTACGCTCCGCCCCCAGAGAAGCAGATTTCAGGCAACCTACAGGATAGATTTAAAGAGTTAGTTAAAGAAGTAAAAGAAAAAGTAAAGTAACTAAGTTCCCCCTTATTTGCCTCCTTGACAAGCCCTACAGCCTTACGGTAGCATCTACTGTATAGGAGGTAGGGCTTGTTTCATTTTATAAGTTATTTAATTGGATGTGCCTTACTAGGAGAGATAATTATGGCTGTTTTTAGGGCTTTAGTGGGACCTCAAAGTGATTCAAAACCAACACAAGTCTTAGTCAAGCCCAGAACCTTTCATCTGTACTACCGAGGCCGAAGGGGCCTAGGACTAGAGACTGTGGCTGGTATGACCAAGGTGTTGTTTGCTAATGATGAGGTAAGTTGGGTACCGAATGAATTAATTAAGAGGGTAAAATGAGTAATAAAAAATATAAGTTTGGTCCATTCATTTTACACAATAATGTATCCCCCACCGCGAATACCTGGCTAGTAACTTGTAGGGGCCAAGGAGTTTGTAGAGGATCTTGGGAAGAGTGTACGGTATTTGTAGTGGCACAATGCAGGAGATTGGCTGAAAGACGCGATAGGTTTACCCTTATAGCAGGAGGAAAAAATAATGAGTAAAGAGCGAATTATGTCTGGACTATGTTTGTTGGTTATACTTTTAGATATTTGCTTTCTTATAGCTATTTGCGTTCTTACTGGGTGCTCAAGTGCACCAAGTCAATCTAGCTGTACACACTATTCTCAGTATAATATTTATACCACATCTGGGGTATGTAAATGAGTAATCTTACCAAGATCTTAGCAGGTGAGAATGGAAACGCCACTACTGGTTTATGTAAATACATAATTGCTTAACAATTTAAATTTATATTAAACAAAGGAGGAATCAATGGACCGAACAAAGAAGGAATCAATGGACCGATTTACTTTAGGCTCTAAGATTAATACAGCTTATGGTGCTGGAAGAGTGGTAGAAATAAGAGCAATGGGTAGAAGTAAAAAAGATTATTGTGTGGTGGACATTTCTACCACCCAAGGAGCCCCCCTTCTAATATTCTTGCCAGTATCAAGGGGAAAGTAAATGAGCACAACAACTATAAATGTAAAACAATTAGATGGCCCTAATACCTGTGAGGATGGTAATGAAATCGAGTCAGGTAAAACATATTGTTGTATCCCTGATTGTCAGGCTTGTTGTCCCCATTCAGACGAACGAGATCACGGTATCTGTATTAATTGTGGGCACGAAGAAGACCCAGGCGCTGTTATAGATAAAGCTATGGACTCTATGGAGGATAAATAAGATGAGCATTAAAAAGTATGAGTTTACAGGTGAAACAAAGACTATAGATACTATAACTCTAAAAAGAATAAAACGATTGTCTGATGGCCGATTAGGTGGTTGGATTGAAAAAGAGGAAAATTTAAGCCAAGAAGGAGCATGTTGGGTATTTGATGAGGCCCAGGTATCCGGCTCGGCCCGGGTATCCGGCTCGGCCCAGGTATCCGGTTTGGCCCAGGTATCCGGCTCGGCCCAGGTATCCGGCTTGGCCCAGGTATATGGCTCGGCCCAGGTATCCGGCTTGGCCCAGGTATATGACTCGGCCCGGGTATCCGGCGTGGCCCAGGTATCCGGCTTGGCCCGGGTATCCGGCTCGGCCTGGGTATCCGGCTCGGCCTGGGTATCCGGCTCGGCCCGGGTATCCGGC